TATGTGGTATCTAGAACAAAATCAATAAATAAAGGGCCAAACGGTTAAGGTTCCTACCCAGGATCCCAGTGGTAATAGTTTTGGACCTTTCCTCACTCACAAGGTAAATGGGCGTTTGGCACCCCCAATTTGGAAATGAAGTAAATAAGATTATGGAACTTGAAAAACAATTTAATTCAGATAATTCTGATAATACAGATAATACAGGTCATGGTGGTGCCCGTAAAGGTGCTGGCCGTCCTAAAGGTTCTACACACAAGATCACTGCCAAGGACATTTTGGCCACTGCTCAACAGATCGTTGGCAAGCCTCTAGTTGTTAGCATTATGGAAGGCTACCGTGATACCATTATAGAAGGCGATCGTAAGGGTCGTCAGATCTATGAAAAGATGTTATTGGATAAATCTGCTGCCACTATGTTGGATGTTGAAGTAGAAGATGTGGGAGATTTGGTCAGTGCCAAGGCTTTAGCGTTTAGTGAAGCCATTAAACAACTTAGCCAAATAAACCCTCAAGATACCCCCAAAGAATAACATATTATAAATAAAAGGTAAGGAAATCATATGCCACTCATTAAATCTACCAGCAAAAAAGCCTTTGGCGAAAACATCCGTCGCGAGATGGCCGCAGGCAAGCCTCAGAAGCAAGCAGTGGCCATAGCCTACTCAACCAAACGTTCTGCAGAACACAAAGGATCCACAATGAAACACGAAGTAAAAAAACCCGCACACCCTACTGCTCATTCCAAAATGCACGAAGAGCATAAGGCCAAGATGGAAGCCCATAAAGAAATGATGGCTCACCACAAAGAAAAAATGGCCCATCACAAAGAAAAAATGATGGCTGCTAAGACCAAGGGAATGAAATAATCATGGCTAACACTACACTAAGTCGCAAGGCTGGCAACACTATGAAGAAAGGTGAGGGCTACCATAGTCCTATGACCCGTAGTGACCAAGAAGATAAGAATATGGACTTTGATGGTCTACGTAATGGTAGCAGTCAAGGACACACTGCTAACCGTTGGGCACACAATCAACACACTGGTGTTTGTAATGAAGGTGCTTTGATTCAACACGCTCAAATGCCTAACCGTAAGGGCAACATTGAACGCCACGAAGCACGTAGAGTACCTCCTGCCACTGCTGGTGCCAGCAAGAACCCTGTGCATAGTGGAGCCCGTAGTTGGGAACCCAATGCCAAGGAAAACTTCAAAGGCAATGCTGACAAGATTCAAGATCGTCAGATGTACAACCGTGTGGGCAACAAGGACTAATATGAAAGCACATAAACACGATGGGTTCCCAGAAGAACCAGAACACAAGGCCAAGCACGCTCATTGGATTGCTGAAGCCATCAAACATCCAGGTGCTTTACACAAAGAACTACACGTTCCAGAAGGTAAAAAGATTCCTGCTAAAAAGTTGGCCAAGGCCGCTAAGGCAGGTGGCGTAGAAGGTCGTAGAGCCCGTCTTGCTGAAACTTTAGAACACCTACATAAAGGAAAATAAAATGGCAGAACACAAATATGCAGGCAATCCACACGGTGTCAAGGATGTCAATGTAAAACAAGGTAGTGGTAAGGGTCTAGCCCACGACAGCGAAAAGAGAAAGGCCTTTAAGGCTGCTAAAGCAGAACGAGCACCATTGGCTGATCATATTCACGCTGCCTTTGACCGCATTGGACAATATGAAATAGACGAAGACAAATATTGGAACAAAGTTCCTGATGTTGACGGTGAAATCAAACAAAAGAAGTTTGGTAAAAAATAAACTTTGATTGGACGTCAAAGGGGCTTTCTAAGTGTGCCTAAAACACTTAGATTTATTTGATTGGATTATGATATGAAAAAAAACTCCCCCACAACACAAGACCCTTGGAATGAAACCACAGAAACCCCTGAGGAAGAAGTGGAAGTTTCTATGGCTCCTACCTTTGAAGAGCCAGAAGCAGCGATTCCTCCACAAGCCCCACAGATCCCTGATAAACTAGAATACAGCCTAGAAGGCTTAAAGGCTGACTTTGCCACTGCCAAAGAACTAGAGCAGTTTGTATTTGATGAAACTGGTGTTAGTCTAAAGATCAGAGGCATTGATCCAGAACTGCGTTTTAAGATTGCCCTCAATGTACTAAATGATCAAGAAGTAGATCCCAAATACATCACAGGCTCCAATCCCTATGTGGACAACAAGGACCTTATTCCTGAAGATCCCTTAAAGCCTATCCCACGACGTGATCCTCGCCTACCCGCAGAAGAACCTATGACCGTGTTTCACGATATGAGTGTGCCACATCCAGATAGAGATCTAAGAGCCGTGGATGCCAAGGTAAATTGTATGTTTAGAACCTATGCTGATGGCAGCATTAGTTATGAAATCCTTGGACCATTGGAAAAACACGCACATGGTGAAAAGTTGGACAAGTATGGTCGCAGCCGCCCTGAAAAGTTTATATGGATTGATCCACGTACTGGTGAACAAGGTCTACGCTATGCTGACGGTAGTTATAGTGTTATGGGCAAGCGCCTAAGAACTCTAATGGAAAGTAAGAAAGTCAACCGTAATCAAAGCGTGTGGAGTGTTTGGATTGACCGTAGTTTCACAGCCTTTAACCAATCTGCTGTTGATAATCCTTGGTTAGAATAATGCAGGCCAATACTGATTCTGATGCCGTTGTCCAGGATCTAAAAATCCTAGGTAAGATAGGTGCTGCCCAGCGTGGCGCCTTTATGGAAAAGTTTCCAGGACAATGTGAACACATACTACGCCTGATTGCTGAACGCCTACACGCTGGACTAGACAAACGTGTGGGTGTGGTGTTGACCAATCCTGACACTTGGACTCTAACCTGTGAGGAGATAGAACAACTGGCCCACGCTATGTACACTATCAATGAAATAAGGTTAAGTCTCAATGATAGACCCACACTTTGATCCATTTGCTGTTTTACAAGAAAACTGCGAAAACATAGAAGCACTCAGTGGCCAAGTGGCACATTTGGCACAGGTACTACAAGCAGCCACAAGACATCTACAGGAACTTAATCAACTATTGCTTAATGTTCAGTATATGACCATCAACCTTAATGAGCGTGTAAAGGCCATTGAGGAATCTCAAGAATGATATTTGCTACAAAGGAAACACAATGAAATATCAACTCATACAGGGCGATAACAGGGCGGCCCTTAAACATTTCCCTGACAACCACTTTGACAGCATTGTCACAGATCCACCCTATGGTATTGACTTTCTTGGTAAAGCCTGGGACGCCAACACTGGCGCATTGGAGACATATCAAGAATGTCTGCGTGTATTGAAACCTGGTGGACATATTCTTGCGTTCTCAGCAGCCAGAACCTATCATCACCTTGCTGTCACATTGGAGCAGGCAGGCTTTGAGATCCGTGATCAAATAATGTGGATTTATAGTTCAGGCTTTCCCAAGAGTCAGGATGTGGGCCGTCAGATACACAAGCGATCCATTGGCAAGCCAGACAAACAAAGATTTGATACTGCTATTATGATTAAAGTGAGTACTGACACTTATCGCCATCCTGATAACAATAAAATCTATCGTGCCTTACCTGATATCAATGGTGATAGATTGGAAAAAAGCCACGAAGGCGAAAAGTATGGCACCATATATGAAGAAGTCATAGAAGTAAACAATGCTTGGTCAGGATGGGGCACTGCCTTAAAGCCCGCCCACGAACCCATAGCATTGGCTCGCAAGCCCTTGAAAAGCACCATCAAGGCCAATGTGGTCAAATGGGGCACGGGAGCACTGAATATTGATGCTACGAGAATAGAAGGACTAACTGAAAAAGAACTCAACTGGACTCCACAGCGACAGCAAGCAGGCGACACAACAGAAATAGGCACTTTTGGTGCTTCAGGATTGGTTGGACAAGAAATATCAATGTTCAATGAAAAGGGTCGCTTTCCCTCCAATGTCATAGGTGAAATTCCCAACTACCAAAAGTATTTCTACTGCCCAAAAGTCAGCCGCAGAGAGAGACATACGGGGTTTGATTTAGAAACTATTCCTACCAATCCTGACGGTATGATGAGTCGTGATGAGAATGGACAACTGGTTAATAACTATACAGCAAAAAAAGCAGCCGTGGGCAACAACCATCCTACGGTAAAGCCTGTGGAACTTATGAAGTATCTGATTAAACTCATCACCCCACAGGGAGGCAAGATCCTTGATCCTTTCAACGGTTCAGGATCAACTGGTATGGCCGCAGTGGAACTAGGTTTTGAATATGTGGGCATTGACCTTGATGAACATTATATTGACATTGCCACTAAGAGAATAGACGCTTGGTATAAACAAACCAATCCCCTAGAGGCCACAGGATTATTTGAATGATAGATAGTAATGTCATAATGCGTAGGGCCATTAGGTATTGTTGTGATCAACACAACCTTAAACCTGACAGCCTTGCCTTAATGGATACTTGGACTTTAAACAAGTTCCAAGACTTTAGCCTAGCAGTGGCTGAAGATATGAAGTACAATCAACTCAAATACTTTAGACCCTTTGAACATCAAAAGGCTTTCTTTGCCACAGGTCTAAGCAGTCGTAGAGGAATCCTTGCTGCCAATCGTATTGGTAAGACCGTTAGTACCTGTTATGAAACTGCTATGCACCTTACTGGCCGTTATCCTGATTGGTGGACGGGCAAGAAGTTTCTTAAACCTGTGACTGCCTTTGTGGCTGGTGAAGGTTGGGAACAGGTCGCCCGTGTGCTTCAAGACGAACTTATAGGCACCAAGGACATTAAGATTAGGGAACAAATAGGCACAGGTGCCATACCCAAAGAATGTATCATAACAGACACTATGCGCTGTGATGGTGCCAATGTTATTGGTGTGGAAATACGACATTCCAGCGGTTCTAACTCTTATTTGCTATTTGGAAACTACACACAGGAAGTTAGAAATCTACAGGGTTTCAAGTTGGACTTTGTGGTGTTTGATGAACAACCACCAGATGATGTATTCTCAGAACTTGTGACACGTACCGCTACCACACAGGGTCAGGTTTTGTGTTCATTTACACCCTTAAAAGGTTTGAATGGTCTTGTAAGTAAGTTTTGGTATGAAGAAGAAGGCTATGAACACGTAAGAGTGGCTTGGGATGATGTGCCAGAATATGATCCTTGGGGAGAACCATTCCTATTGAATACCACACGACGACAACTGGAGCGTGATTACTTGCCACACGAGCGTGAAGCCCGTATTGCTGGTATTCCTGTTATGGGTCAAGGTGCTGTGTTCCAAATCCGCAACTGGCCTACCTATAAGACTGGTGATTATGACTTTAAGTCTATGAACAATATATACCGTATCCTGGCCTTGGATTTGGGCTTGGTTAGAGATAAGACCGTGATTAGCCTAATGTATTGGAATCCACGTGAACAGGAAGCATGGCTACATAGTCAACTTGTGGTCAAGGGCACGGAAGAAGCCAATCCCCTAAACTATATAAATCATTTAATACGCCCTGAAGTATTTGGTTGCCCCATTGTTCTACCCAGTGATGCCAACACAGCGGGACGCTATACTATGAGTGCCCTAAGCCTAAGACAACTATTTCAAGAATATGAACTTAATGTTTTAGACAAGCCCATAATGAATCCACCTGACGCAGAGGGCAAGGTCAACAACCATAAAAGTTTTGGAGTCAACGTTATGCGCCAAATGTTGGAGATGGCCACACTACACGTTAATGAAAACTGCGTGGAGTTTCTACGAGAAGCCAAGAACTACTTTGTGGATGAACGTGGTCGCTTTAGTGATCCAGATGATTGTATTGATAGTGCCCGTTATGCTTTATTAGGTTGCCTAAATGGTTGGAGTGAACCCTATGATGGTAAAAATCCTCGTCAGCGTTTTGAGGAGTATAAGTTAATGTATAGTCGTAGGTCAAATCCCCAAGAAAAGCCAGAATGGAAGCGTGTTTATAGCCCAGATAATGGAATGCTATAAATAAAGAATAACCTGATTAGGAATACCCAATGTTTGATAAAAGCCACTTCGTCACTAATGACATACACAATCCCAAAGGAGCGATGGATCGTTTCCTTCATATGAAACGATTATTGGATCAAAAGTGTGCGGCTAACCTACGCTTATTGGCCACTAAGAATAATATCAACCGTGCCAGTGATTATCACTACTTGAATCTTGCTGTGACTCAAAGTACAGAACCAGTGAATGGTATGGATTATATTCACCCTGTGGTCAAACCCAATGTGGATTATAGCACTGCTGTGATTTCAAAGGGTCTAGTTCAAAATGGTGAAATCAACTTTGAGTTTATTCCTGACAATGAAGATGATAGAGATGCAGCCCGTCAGGCCACTGAAATGGTTCATAAGATTGTCAACCAAACCAATGATCCACACCAACTACTACAACATTGGATTATGGATGCACTGCTACACAAAAATGGCGAGATGTTGATTAGTCCACATAGAGAACCTATCACACGCTACATTACCACTAGAGGCACACGAGATCAACTACAGGCCTTTGAAGCACAGGCCGCAGACTCTGGACTAACAGCACTAAGACAAAAGCGTCGCAAGCATAGTTTAGATCACGATCAAGTTATGCGTGAAACACAACAATGGGCACAAGGCGCACACGCAGATCAACATCGTCAGCGCATTGATTCAGTTATGGATGCACTACAACGCAGTATGGACGGCGATGACCAAGCACTTGAAGAAAGTGTAAATGCT